TAGAAGCATCATTTAAATATTTCCAGTCAGTCTTATAGAAATCATAAGAACCTCTACGGAAACCACTGAATCCTAGATTCAATGCCATTTCTTCAGAGTTTTCAAATAATCCATAAGCAGTACCTCCAGCAGATCCCATAGATACTTGTGAAAGCATATTATCGAATTCTAAAGAAGTTGATCTATTTAAGAAAAGCATATTTTCTTCAATAGCCCCTTGAGTATCTAGATTTTTAAGGATCTCATCAAAGTCGTCAATACCAGCAGCGCCAGCAAATCCAATTTCAACATTTCCTCTTGCTTGTATTGCAGCAAATAAACCTTGAGTACCTCCAAGACCAGCAGCTAAACCAGCAACACCAGAACCAGCGACAGTTTGTTCACCTTCAACACATACCATTTCTAAATAATCTTCAAAACGTAATCTTGTTTCAGATTCAGCTTTTAAATACCATAAGTATCCAGTTGTTCCATCTTCTGTTGCAACTTCAACCCAACCAATTTGAGCCATATCAGATCCGTTTATTGTGTAAACGTTTCTTATAATGATAGGAGAGTTAGAAAATTGAGTAAAAGTAGGAGTAATTGTTACTTGTGGTTGTAAAGCATTATTATTTGCTAGAGCACCAGCACCTGCATTTGCAGTAGCAGCACCTTTAACAAATTCTGAACCGTATACAAATATCTTAACAGTCGCGCCCATTGTAGCTGCTGGAAGACCTGCAGTTAAATAAGGTTGTACTGTTAAAACGCCTGTACCAGTGTTACTTGCAGATACATAACATTTTGCTTCGTTACCCGCGTTATCCATTACTACTATAGTTTGACCTGGGCTAATTACGTTAGCGACAGCAGGTACAACACCAGCAGCAGTAACAGGTATTGTGATTGTTGGATTTGCAGCACCTTGATTACTAACACAATTAGTGTAAGCAACATGAAGTCTGTTTTGTTCTGACCAAATTACTTGATCGGATGTCATAGGCATTTCTGCCCCTACCATACGTAAGAATCCTGATAACGTTCTGTTTCCATAACGCTCTACTTCTTGTTCGTATAACTCAGGTAGATATTGTTGTGCAAAGTTTCCTCCTGCAGCACCATCAAATGCTAAATATGCGTTAGCTAGCAGTTGTTGTGTTTGAGATGGAACTATTGAACCAAATTGTGGTATTAAACTCATTTTTATAGTTTTTAGTTAAATTTCTTTTTTCTTATTTTTAATTGTGAAGAGTCAAGCTCACTAATTGCTTTTACTTTAAAACCATTTTTAAATACATCTCCTGAGGCCACTGGCCTTGGTTCAAGATTTATATTCTTAGACTTAGCTAACTGATTTTTTATTGTATCAGTTTTGCCTTGTTCATAAAAATGATTAGCGATTGTATCAACATTTTGTGCTGCATATAGGGCTTTATGATAACCTTTGTGATCATTTATTTCACCATTTTTATCTAGGTACTTCCCAATAAAATTTGAAATATTACTTTGTTTATCAGCAACGTTTGAAGGGTTTTTAATACCATATCTAAATTTTTTGTCTCCTAATTCAAAATCAAAACCTTTGAAATCATTAGAAAGAACTTCTTTAGTTTTAGCTATAAACCTATCATGTTTAACCTTAGCTGCGTCTTGTTCTTCATTGTAGCGGTTGAAAAAGTCAGTGGCTTTTTGTTGATCTTGGGTAACGCCGGGTCTCAACTTGATTTCGTCGTAATATTTACCTTTCATATCTTCCAAATAACCTTTGGCTTTTGCAACTTCTTCTTTATAAGCAAGTTTTTTCTTTCGAATGTCTCTTGCTTCGTCTAGTTCTTCATCAAATGCAAAAGAATCTTCTATAATAAAGTTTCTTTCATCATGATCTAAATGAGGTCTAGCTTTTTTGTAATATTCATGTAGTAGTGCTTCATCATTTACGTTAGTGTAATCAGCATTTAAACGACTGTAGTCTTCAATACTACCACCCGTTTCTTTCATGAATTTAATTAGTTTATCTATATTTTCAGGTAACTTTTGTGTTTCTGTTTCCTGTAATATTTCTTTTTGTTCTGGTAAGGAAGTGGTAGCTTCATTGCTTCCTGCCACTCCGCTCTTGTCAGTGTCATTTTCTTCATCACTTATTAATTGTATAGGAGAATCTATTTCTTCTTCTTGCTCTTTAGTAGCATCTTTAGTGGATTCGACCCGTACTTCTTTGTCCACTTCTTGGCTAGGTTCGGCAGATTTGCCCACATCCAGTTTCTTTGTTTCTCCGACTTGAATGGCATCTTTTTCTTCTTTTTTAATTTCACCTTGTGCTTTGCTTAAATCTAATTTTGTAATTTTAGTAATAGCTTTATCGCCAAGATTTTTCATTTTTTTTGCAGATTTTATTTTAAAATCACCTTCTGTTTTTGTAGGTGTTTTATCTGCAGCGGTTACTTTTATCTCTTCTTTTACTTCTTCTTTTGTATTTGACATAATATAATATAAAATTAATAATAATTTACTGCGGACTAAATTGCTCTAATCCAAAACCGTCCAAATTGTCATTACCAGCTGATTCAAAATTAGTAGGTAATGTATCATTTTGTCTTTGGTTTATAAGTTCACTTTGTTGTGTGCCTTGTATTTTTACTCTTTTGTCTTTACGATCTTCAATATTTCCTTCTTTTTGTTTTTGACCTTGAGCTTGCATTTCAGCTAGTTGCATTTGATAATTAAACTCTTCAGCCATTAACTCTTTTTTAATAGCAGCCTCTTGTTCCATTCTAGCTATTTCCATTTGAGACTTAGCTTGCTCAATTTGTATTTTAGTTTGAGCTACAGCTTGTTCTTTTTGAACCTCAGCCATTGCAGCTTTTTCAGATGATTGAGCGTTAGCCTGTGCTTGAGCTTGTATATTTGCTTGTTGCGCGGCTTGATCTTTTGCTCTTTTTTCTTCTTGTTTTAATTTAAGCATTTGATTAGCTAATTTAAGATTGTTTATTTCTCTTATATCTAATGCGTCTTCTAAATTAATATTTTTTGATTGTAATGCTATTTGTATACTTTTTTCTAATTGTGCTTTTTCTTCTTCATCTGGTTCTAGTTCTAAAAATATACCAAAGTCATGCATATGAAGTTTATCTATTTCTTTAAGTGTATTTGTATTAAAAGTATTTATACTACTTAATAACGATGCTTTTGTTAAAGGAAAATTTAACATATCAGCTACTCTTAGACTTATGTTTTCACAAGTTCGTACTGTTAAATACGAAAGTGATTGTAATATATGTCTAGTTGCGGTATTAGAATTAGCTGCAGCTAGTTTTTGTAAACCAACTAAAGCATTAGTATCTGGCGTACTACCATCTCTAGCTTCATTAAGACCAGTAACATCTCTTATCATTTGTAAATAATACTGATAAGTTTGTATCATTGATTGTATTTTAGATATACCAGAAGAACTTTGTAATTCTTGTATAGGTACTTTACCTCTATTACCTTCACCATCTTGTGTCATAGATCTACCTACAATACTACCAGTTTGAAAATACATATTTAAAGCTTCTGAAGCATTATAATTTGTACCATTACCTAAATCAACCTCTGCTAAACCATCAACATCTACGTACACACCGTCTGGAACTATACGAGACAATACTTGTTGTAATTTTAAATGTGTTAGTTGAATCATATCTGCAAAACCTATTGTTTTACTTACTATAGATTCTATTCTACCTTGATACATCCTAGGTGCTGTTATTATATAATTCATGTTAACCTTAGTTGTATCACTTGTAGGCCTCGTCATGTTCTCACATAACTTCCACTCTATCATATTATCACCTAATCCTAAAACTTTTGCTCCTGAATATAAAACCTCAATAGATCTAGAAGCTTTTTTAAAGTTATCACTAGTAGGTGGATTAAAAGTGTCATCCTTAGATAATGTTTTTTCTAATCCTTCAGGTGTTTGTTTTATTTTAAATACTTGATCGTGATAAGTTTTATATTCAAAGAATAAAATTTGAACTTGATCTTGCGTGCTTTGTCCCCAGTAGCTATTAGTATATGAATTTCTACCTGGGTATTTTTGTATTTCTTCTAATTCTTTATTTGTTAACTCTGGAAACTGTCTTTTAACTTCAGACAAAGACATGTTCTTAACTTCACCAACATAATATATATTTTCAAAATTTGGATCTTCTGTATAAGAATAACAAATATTAGATGGGTTAACATATTCAACAGTAACTCCTTCAGATAAATTAAAGTTTGTTTTAACACAACTTATACCTAATACAGTTAAATCATAAGCTAATTGTTTTTTTGTTTCATCAAATTTATTATAAGCTAAAACATTATTTATAACTTCTTCTTCTGCTATTTCTACACTTTGCTTATAAGAAAGCTGCATATAAAGATCTAGTTCTTCTTTACTTGCGGGCAAAGTTTCTGGAGATGCTGATGCCGACAGTCTTGCATTAGGACCAAGTTGGCCTTGAAGCTGCGTTATCATTTCTTTATTTCTTATATCAGCAGCTGCTTTTTCAGCAAACTGAGTTTTTTGATTTATTGAAAATGGATCAGTGGCATAAGATTTTATTTTATAACCTTTTTCAGTCATACCATT